GACAAGTGGGTCTCGATCGACGAGATCGAAAGCGGCCTCAGCCGCAACGTCGCCGATCTGGTGCGCCCCTACACGCTGGGCCGGACGCCGATCGCGCCGATGTCGTCCTATCTGGCCAGCGAGGACATCGCCCCGGTGCGCTCGTTTGGCCTGCGCGAGGACAACGATTCCACATGGTGGGATGATTTCTACGGGGCGATGGGGGATTTCGTCGACACCCGCCGCAAGTCGATCCGGATCATCGAGACCGAGCATAAGGTGACGGAGGCCCGCAATGTCATCATCGACCTCGAGACCGGCGACAAGAAGGTGCTCCCGACGCACTGGAACGGCGAGAGGGTCGCAAAGCTCCTGTGGTTCTGCAACGAGGTCGTGAACAATCCCTGCATTGTGCAGCGCCGCCGCGTCGACATCATCCACTGGACGACGATCTGCGGCGACCTGATCCTGTTCGACGGGCCCTCGCCGTATCAGAGCTACACCCTGACCGGATACTTCCCCTACTTCCGCCGGGGCGTGTCTCGCGGCGCGGTCGACGACCTGATCGATCCGCAGCGCGAGAAGAACAAGCGCCGCTCGGTCGAGGTCGAAATGGTCTCGAAGCTGAGTAACGGCGGCTGGTCGTATCACGAGGACTCGCTCGATCCGGTTCAGGAACGCCGCCTGCGCAACTTCGGCGCCGCGCCGGGGTTCATGCTGAAGTGGCAGGGCGCGGCGGGCCTGGAGCCCAAACAGATCGCGCCGGCCGCCCCGGCGGCGGCCCACGAACGGCTGGAACGGAAGTCGGACGACGATATCCGCAAGATCAGCGGCATCAACGAGTCCGCGCTTGGCGAAATCGAGACGGTGCAGTCGGGCCGCGCGATCGAGGCCCGCCAAAGGCAGGCGGTAATCTCGATCCAGCTCTACATGGACAATTTCAAGCGGTCGAAGAAGCTGCTCGGCGGCAAGAACCTCGAGCTGTTCCAGAACCACTACACCGAGCAGCGCATGATCCGGATGATCGGCGAGGACGAGACCCTGGAGGCGATTCAGATCAACCAGCCGCAGATCGATCCGTCCACCGGCACCGTGCTGCGGGTCCTGAACGACATCACCATCGGTCAGTACGTGACCAAGATCGACCAGACGCCGCTGTCGGCGAGCTTCCTCAACGCCCAGTTCGAGGAAATGCTGGTGCTGCTCGAAAAGCTGGGTCCGGCGATCGGCCCGTTCATCCCGATGTTCGCGGATCTCATCCTCGACATGAGCACGCTGCCGAGGAAGCACGAATGGGTCGAGCGAATGCGCCAGGTCATGGGGCCGATGGGAGCGCTCGCGCAGGCCGGCGGCCAGCCGGGAGGTCCGGGCGCCCAGCAGGCGTTGCCGGCGCCGGCGGCTAGCCGGAGCGAGGCTGCCCCCGCCGGCAACGTTGTTCCGCTGCCCAGGCAGGCAGCGGGCTAGAGGAGAGAGGCGATGAGCTACACCTACACCTACGCGACGCTGGCGGTGAGCCAGTCGACCTACGACGAGGTCAAGGCGAGGCTCCGCGACGCCGGTAGCGACGACGCCATCCATGGGGACGAGGAGGGCTGCCCGATCGACATGCACGGCCTGGCGCTGGTGGTCGAGGCCGCCGAAGACCTCACCGTCCCGTCCGATCGCAGGCCGGGCGAGCCCGCGACGACGCTGCCGGTCGAGTGAGGGGCCTCAAAATGGCAAACCGAGCTGAGATGACCGACGAACAGTTCCTCTCCGACAGCCTTTCCCGCCTCTTTGAGGAGGCCAGGGTCAGCCTAACCGTCATCGGCGGCGTCTCGTTCGGCGGCGTCCATTTCGATGACCCCTCTTGCCGCGGGGGCATGATCCCGGCGAATTTTACAGCAGCAGCCAATGTCGTCGCCAAGCTGGTCGCCGACGCCAATGAGTGCCTCGATTCGGGTGATCGCTACGAAATCTACATGCGGCCTGCGCAAGCGGTGTCTGGCGAACCAATAACCCCGCCAATGGGCTGGTTTCATCATCCGGCCATGAATTCGCGGGAGTCATGGGGGCGGGGGAGCAAGCGCAAACAAGGCCATGGCCATGCCGACATCTTCATCGACGAGCGCGTCGCGGGGCCCGATGATACAGCGGAAGTTTGGTTTTGCACTACCTGACAGACTCCGTCCTCGTCACAAAGGCTCTTCTCGCCCGCTCCAGACAGGAGGCCGAGCTCGACGGGGGAGACGGCCGGCATTGCCTCGTCCTTCAGCGCGGGAACGGGCAGTTTCTCCTCCACAACCCGTTCTCGCCAATGATCGACGGCTGGCAGATGGCGTGGGCGCAGCGGATGCTCGCCCTCCTCAACATCGAGCTGCACCACGACGGCGCATGGGTGATCGTCTTCACTCACCCGCACAGCCTCATCGTGAGCCTGACGGCGCCCCAATATCGCCAGTTCCGCATCATGTGGCTGGACGTCGATGGAGACCCGCAATTCACCCTCGAATGGGCGCACGGCGAGGCGCATGACGAATTCGACTTCGCCGCGGTGGTGCTGACCGGCATCGAGGCCTGGGGCCAGAAATGCGAGGAATGCTGGCTTCACTGGCACCGGCTGATGCGTGAGACGCTGGAGCCCGCCGAAGGCCAGACCTTCCGGCGTGCCCGGGGCGAGCGTCCCCACAGCATGAACGGGCGCTGACGCCCGGCAACAGTTTCCGATCGCCAACTTTCGCGATCCCGTGACGCCGACGGCAACGGGCGTTTCCGCGCGCCTGCGCGACAGACAGGCAGAGGGCCGCCGCCTCCGACGGGCGTTTCCGCGACATCACGCGACAGGAGATGATCATGGCTGACGAGCCCGAAACCGCACCCGCACAGCCGGATTCCGAACCGGCGGCGCCGGAGACCCCGACGCCGGCAACCGACGACGATCCGGACCTGATCGAGCTTCGCAACGCCCGAACCGCAGCCACCGCCGAGGGGGCTGACGCGCAAGGCGAGGCGAATGCCGACGGACAGCCGGTGCAGCCGGGCAGCGACACGCAGCCAGCGGGAGAAGACACGCCGCCCGCCCGGCAAAATCAGGACGACCCGACAGTCGAGGCCTCCGCGAGCGAGCCGGGCAACGAAACGGTCATGATCCCGAAGCCACGCTTCGACGAGGCGCTGGAACGCGCCAGCAAAGCCGAACTGGAGGCCGCGCGCCTTCAGGGACGCCTCGAGGCGATGAGTGGTCTGGTTCAGCAGTCCGCGGGCGGTCAGGCCCATCCGGGCCAGCCGCAGCCCCAATCCGATCCCAGACAGGAGAGGATAGGGGCGATCGACGGTGAGATCGAGGCATTGGCGACCAGGTTCGACAATGGCGAGATCACCTACGCGGAAACGCTGAAGCAGCAGAGGGCCCTCGAAAGCGAGGCCCGCACGCTGCGCCAGGAGATCGAACAGGCGAAAGCCAGGCCGGCAGCCGAAGCCGCCGCGCCGCAGACCAGCGATCTCTATCTGGACCAGTTGACGGCGAAGATCGAGCGCGAGCACCCGCTTCTGAAACATCTCAACGACGCCCAGTTCGACTTCCTGGCCGGACAGGCCGGGGAAGAGCTCGGCGGGGAGGGGATCGCGCTCCGCGGCAGCGAGGGAAGCTTCATCCTGCGCACCCGCATCGCCGAGCTGTCCGATGTCTATGGTCCCGCCATGCTCACGAGAGCCGGCTGGAGCGCGGAACGGATAGCCGCCGCTCAGGGCGTGTCACAACCAAAGCAGCCAGCCCAGCCCCGGCCGCCCTCCAGCGCGGAGGCCCGGCGCGAGAAGCTGATCCAGCAGGGCGCGATGCCGCCCGACATCGATCGGCTGAACGGGTCCGGCTCCGAGGTGGAGCCCAGCGATACGGACATCCTCGCCATGACCGACGAGGAGATTGCCGCCCTCCCGGCGGCCGTCCGGCAAAAAGCCCTCGGCATCAACTCCCCATGAGGAGGAATCGATGCAGACCGATTTTGGTGCTCTGAGCGAGGCTCAGAAGCGAGTGTGGGCCGCGGAAACCTGGCAGGCGGGGCGCGACAAGTCGTTCTTCTTCGCCAATGGCTTCATCGGCCGGATGGAAGGCGAAATGAACTCCGTCATCCAGCGGGTGACGAAGCTCACCGAGACCGAGAGAGGCCTCGAATGCGTGATGCAGCTCGTGCAGGACCTCCAGAACGACGGCGTCGTCGGCGACAACGAGCTCGACGGCAACGAGGAGGCCATGATCAACGATGCGCAGGTGATCCGCATCGACATGCTGCGTAACGGCGTCAAGTCGAAGGGTCAGATGAGCGAGCAGGCGACCGTGATCCGGTTCCGGTCAACGGGACGGGAAAAGCTGTCGTTCTGGCTCGGCGACAAGCTGGACGAGCTGATGTTCCTGACACTGTCGGGGCGCGCGTACACGTTGCTGACCAATGGAGCCACCCGCTCCGCGAGCCAGCTTCCCCAGTTGCGCTTCGCCGCCGATGTCGTGGCGCCGAGCACCAACCGCATCGTCTTCGCGGGCAGCGCGACCTCCGAAGCGACCCTCACCACGGCCGACAAGTTCTCGTGGGCCGTGGTGGTGAAGGCGAAGCAGGTTGCGATCCGCAAGCGTCTGCGCCCGATCCGTGACGGCGGCAAGGACTACTTTGCCATGGTGATCTCGCCCGAACAGGAGCGGGACCTGGTGCTCGATCCGACGTATCAGACCATCGTGCGCAGCGCCGCCGAGCGGGGAGGCTCCAAGAACCCCCTGTTCACCGGCGCCCTCGCGGTCGTCCAGGGCGTCGTCATCCACTGCCACAACAAGGTTTTTACCACCCTTGGACTCGCGTCGTCCAGCAAGTGGGGCGCCGGTGGCACCGTGGATGGCGCCCAGGCGATCATGCTTGGGGCTCAGGCCGCCGGTATCGCGACGCTCGGCAACGTGAGCTATGGCGAGTCCGACAAGACCGACTACCAGAACCGGCCCGGCATCGGCATCGGCCGCAAGATCGGCATGCTGAAGCCCCAGTTCAAGTCGATCTACGACTCCAACGCGCGCGAGGACTTCGGAACCATCGCGGTCAAGACGGCCGCGGCCGCCTGATCCCCGCCACAACCGAATGACGGCTCTCGGGCCGTTGCCGCATCGGGCCTTCGGGCCCGGTGCATTCCTCAAATTCTGATCAGGAGATCATCTCATGCCCGGGTATCTCGAATACCGCATTCAGTTGAAGGACGCCGCGACGCTGGAGAGCATCATCACCGCCGGCGGCGTCTGCTATGTCGCCGGGGCCGACGATCCGGCCAAGGTGACGCTGTATTCCGACAAGATCGGCACCTCGCTCGCGAACCCGATCGCGCTGACACGGGGCTTCATCAACTTCTTCACCGCCGACACCGTGGCCAGCGTCGACCTGTTCATCGAGGCCCCTGGAGGCCAGAGCCTCGTCGCCAAGGGCATCACGCCCTCCGGCCCCAACGAGCTGCTGGTCGACACGCTGTCGCGTCATCAGGTGATGGTGATCCCGTTCGCGATCGCCGACACCGCGGCGAACACCGAGACCGACACCGGCTTCGACACCGGCGTCGACAAGGTGTTCCAGCCGTTCCCCTTCGTCCGGGTCACCACGCTCGACGACACCGAGACCATCGATGTCGGCACCGACGGTTCCGGCGCCGACGATCCCAATGGCTTCATGGCGGCGGTCCCCGTGGCGACCGCGGTCATCAACCTGCCGACGCTCGACGATACCGTCGAAACCCTGGGCGTCCTGCTCAAGGAAACGGACTCGGCGAACGCCGGCGACTTCGTGCCGGAGCCGTTCGTCAATTCCGTGGACGAGGACATCACCTACACCCTGTCCGCCGGCACCGACACGGCAGAGGGCTACATCCATCTGCCCTATCTCCTGGCGGCGTAAGGGGCTGCCTCCCCGACGCCTCCAGGTGCGGGGGCCGGGCCATCACCCGACCATGGTGGCCCGGTTCCCCATTTCGATACCCCCGCAACCAAATGGGAGTCATCCCGCAATGACCGACGAAACCGAAGCGCAGGCAGTGGGCGGCGCCGACAAGGCGCCAACAGGCCGCACGCATCCCGACAAGGTGCTCATTGTCGACACCAATGCCCATCCCGATCAGCCGAGCGCGGACGGAACCAAGACCATCAAGGGCAGCCGCGTCCACGAAATGATGATCGATGGCCGCAAGCGCGCCTTCGTGTTCGAGCATGGCGTGCCGCTCGCCGTCGAATGGCCCGTGGCGATCCGGTTCCTGCGCGACGAGGCATTCAGGCTGGTCGACGAGAACGGCGAGGAACTGCCGTTTCAGCGCACGCCCAAGCAGCCGCATGAACTGGAGGCCGGCCAGCAGTTCCGCCTGGGCGACGAGGAGACCGTCGCCCGTTACGAGGAGCTGCACGACGAGGCGTTGCGCCTGCGCGCCATGCAAATCCCCGGCGGCGAGCGGTTCGGCCGCAGCACCAATCGAGACGCGATGGTCGAGTTCATCATGTCCGCCAACGCGAGCCGTCGGCGCGAGAACACGGCGCGCCCGCCGAGCGATGAGGAATTCACGCCCGACGAGGAATGGTTCACAGCCGCGGCGTAGCCCGTGTCGCGCTCACTCTTCGGCCGGGAAATCTGCGAACGCGCGCTCCGGCTGGTCGGCCAGTTTCCGATCACCGAGTCCGCGCCGGACGGCGAGCACCTGAGAGAGGCCCTGTTCTGGCTCGATCTCATCCTCGCCGAAATCGCCGGCACCCATCGGGTGTTCTTCCTGGTGCCGACGACAAAATCGCTGTTCCTGGTGGCGGGAGAGCAAAGCTACAACCTCTCCTCGACGCTGGGCGACGAATATCCGACCGACGGCATCCAGTTTCCGGTCGACGCCTGGATCGAGGACTCCGGCGCCAACCGCGCCCCGATCCAGCTGGTGACGCGGCAGGCATTCGAATCTCATCCCAAATCCGACGAGTCCGGCGTGCCGGTGGAGGCGTACATCGACCGGCTGGCGAGCCCCACGCTGCACACGTTCCCGACGCTGCCCTCGACGGCGACCGAGACCTACACCATCAAGCTCGTGGTGCAGACATTCGCGCCCAACGTGGCCCCCAGCGGCGTGAGCGGCACGAGGCCGCAGGGAACCGCGTTGCACGGATTCCGCCAGGCCTGGCAACGCTACCTCATCTATCGGCTGGCCCGGGACCTGGGCAGCGGGGCGATCATCAAGCTGCCGGACGCGAGCCTCAAGCGATACCAGGAAGAGGGCGAGCGGGCGGAAAGACCGCTTCTCGCCTTCGAAAACCGCGAGCACGACACCGAAGAGCCGATTGTCGAACCCCATGGGATGTGACGGATGACCTTCCGCTCGCCGATCCACGAGTTCGAGCTGGCAAATCCGCTCTACGTCGGGGCGACGGTGACGTTCTACGTCGCCGACGCCAACGGCCTGAAGACGGCGGAGGCGGCCACGCTCTACGCGGGCCCGACAACGGCGACGACGGCCTCCAATCCGCAGGTGCTCGACCTCGACGGCAAGCTCGCGGCGCCGGTCTATCACGAGGTGGCGGTCATCGCCGAGGTGACGGGGCCGAACGTCGCTTCGCACGACACCGGCGTCATCGAGCCGAGAGCAAAATGGCGCGAAGACTGGGCAACCGCCACTTACTACTACTCCGGCGACAGTTTTCGGGACGCGGCGACCAGGGCCATCTACATCGCCAAGGTCGACTTTCTGTCGCAAGCGACAGTGGCCGCGGACCTCGCCTCCGACTTCATCGAGCTGTTGTTTAATCCAGTCCCCAACATCACCGTCTCGACCTCCGATCCCAGCGGAGGGATCGACGGAGATATCTGGTTCAAGGTTCCGGCCTGAAGGCCCCGCGAGGAGACACCATGGCTCGCCAACTCGACACCCACACCCTCGACGGCGCCGCGCGCCACTACGCGGCGCACTTTCTCCTGTCCAACCGGGAGTCGCCATCCGGGGCCCGCTTCATCAGCGGTCCATCCTACGTGATGCAGGACTTCTACAATTTCGACTTCCGCGACGAGTTCGACGTGCTCCACGACCTCATCATGCAGGAGCTTGGACCCCGGCCGCGCGAGCGGTTCGAGGCGCTGGCCAGGGAG